GAAAACAATCTAATTTTTCCATCCCAATATCTTTTACGATACTGGTTCATGTATTTTGCTCCTTCAATATCAAAGGAGAAGTGATCTGCTAGTTCTTGATAAACATGAGGTTCTGATTCAATCTTCAGATAAACCTCATTCTTCTTGGATATGACAAGTTTGCTCATTATTACCCCGCACGGAAGTTGTGCCAGTCGATGATGTTCTTAATCAAATATCCTCTGGTGCTTACCTGTTTGATAATATCCTCCAGGTATGTCAGCATGACATCGTAATATTTGATTTTTAAGGTAGCAGTTTGTACTTTCTCGTCTGCTGCCATATACCGTTGAACAGCATCCTTCTCTCTTACTTTGTAAGGAAAGGGATCGTTTACATAAACTTCTGGATTTGCTTTTCCAGTGTAATAAAGGTGACGCTCTAACTTAATTTTATTTTCTGTTGCTACTGCTCTCTCCCGCAACAGTTTTATGTTATTATAGAGGTCGAAATACTTTGCATGCAAAGAAGGGATCTTTGCGGATTCTTCGTGTAAATTGTCTTGATCAATCTGTGAGTCTTTCTCCCACATACTTTGTATAGTTTCAAGATTCATAAATTAAGATTCCACTTCAATGGTATAGAACAGATACTTGAAAGTTACTGTTGCTGTAAAGTATGTATAATCGCTTTCTGTGGCAGTGAATTCAAGCGAACTTAAAGAAATAGGATATAAATCTCTGAACTTTACCCGAGCACTTACATTAAAATTGCTATTCAAAATAGCAAGAGTGCCATCACTGAACTGCTCCTTAACATCTTTTTCTCCCTGAGCATTTCTAATCAACTCCTGAAATTCAGAAACACTTTCTGGGTATCCAAGTCCATAGATCCAGTTGTGAATCTCTAAGTAGTTCTCCAGGTTTTCATCTACAATAAACTGGAGAGACAGATCTTCAAATTGGATGTTGTCTCCAGGGAGATCAATTGCTTTGAGATAGTTTCCTACCTTGACATTTCCTAACTGGATACCAGGAATCTTGGCACTGTTAGAAAAGAAGTCAACCTTCGGTGTCTTTACGATATTAAATTTGAAACCAACAGGCGACAAGTAATTCTTGTTCGCAATCTGCTTTCCAAGAAAAGACATTTTTATTTTTATTTAGACAAAAAAAGAGGGTCCTTTCGGACCCTCGGAGACTTCCTTCACACGGATGTCTATTATAACATCACATGAGGTTCTTAACAACTGTACGCTGGTAGTAGCGGTTGCTGTTAGAGGTGATACGACCGAGACCCTGGTTCGAAACATTGCCTTCAGCGAAGGGGTTGGAGACAAGACCGTAGCGGGTCTTGAAGCCAATCTTGGGCTGGAAGCTGTTCTCACCGACGGCACGAACCATCTGGAGGGGAACATAGGGGCAGTAGAAGAGACCAGCGTCATAGGGGCTGGAACCCTTGTAACCGACAACATAGTACTGGTTAGCAGCACTGTTGGCAGAGAAGGGATCGATGTAGACTCTGTACTTGCCGTTGATGGTTCCAGCGAAGGTGTTACCAGTGTCGTCAACTTGCAGGTTGGCGTTCAGGGCAGGGGTGTAATCGAGTACACCAGCCATGGTCAGAGCGGAGGCGACATCAGCAGAGGTCATGATGATGTTGCCCTTCCCTCTACGAGTTCTCTGGGCGATTCTGTTAGCATCTCTTTCGATGTTGAACAGCAGACCCTTGAACTTCTCAACGCTCCAGCGACCGTTGGAGTCAACATCCAGGTCGAAGAAACCAGCGTTGGCAACATTGACCTGAGAACCAGCTTCAGCGGTCTTATAGATGGTTCTGATGACTTCGCGGTTGATCTCAGCAAGGATCTCGCTAGACAGAATGTTAGCGAGTTCTGCTTCAGCGTTCAGACCGTGGATAGCACGGAGGTCCTGAGCCAGCTCCATGCTGTACTCAGCTTTCAGAGCACGGGACTTAGCGGTAACGGTGACCTTCTCGATCGAGAATGCCATCTCGTTGAAGTTGGTGCCGTTGCCGTCACCCAGAGCTTCAGAGTCGCCAGTCGCCATACCTTGACCAAGGCTGTACTGAGCTTGAACAGCATCAGAAGCGGTGCCTTCCAGGATAGCGGGGTTGGTGCCACGCTGAGTAGCGGTAGAACCGAAACCAACAGCCAGACCGTCATCGGTAGCGCCAGTGTAGTCGCCTTGGGTGGAAGTGCCACCAGCGACATTGGCGGAGAATGCGGAATCGGGCTCGTCGAAGAATGCCTCGGTGCCAGACTGGTTGGTGTAGCGGGAGCGCATTGCGAAGATCAGTCCAGTAGGACCGTTCATCGGTTGAACGCCAGCCAGTTCATAAGCAACCAGATTCGGCATGGAGCGACGAATCAGGGAGATCAGAACGGGGTCGAAACCAGCGGTAGGACCAGCGTGGGTGGAGTCAGAACCGAAAGCACCAGAAGCACCAGCAGCGTTACCAGAGTTGGTGGGGGATTCCGTCAGCATGGAAGTGCCGCTTTCGAAAGCAGCTTGCTCACGCAGGAAACGCTCTTGGTTCTCAAGGAGAACGGCGGTAGTTGCACGACGGTGAGAATCCTTAATCGGATCTACACCCTCGGCATCGAGAAGAGGAGACCACTTCTCAATTAATTGTTGTTGATTGTACATTGTTTTGGGAAATTGTGTTTAAGTTGGGACTAGTTTACTTCATTCCAAGGGCTTTCAAGTACTGAGTCATCGAAGCAGATGCTTCAACACCAGTTTCCGAGGTTACGCCCTCAGACAGTGTTTCCACTTTATTAGAAGACTGCTTTTGCTCGCTGGGGAAATAAGATTCTCTCAGCGTAACCAGCTTCTCACGATAAGATTGCTCACCCTCAAACTCAACACCTTCAGACAAAGCGTACAGTTTCTCTCTTTGTGTTACAGCAAGTCCTTCGGTTACTTCACGGAAAATTCCATCAGCTGTAGTTTCACCGAGTCTCTTGTTGAGAGAGATGTTAGCTTCAATCTGTTCGTTAAGTCTGCCTTCCATTTCATCAAGTTTGGAGACCATGCTCTCCAGAACATCATATTTCTCTTCAGGGATGTATACATAATGATCTTCAAAAAGACCCTTCATTCCTTGCAGGAACGATTCGGTCATTTCGGTCTTCAGACCGTGCTCAATCTGGATCTTGTTCTCGGAGACCCACTCTTCGGAAACATACTCAAGGTATGCATCGACGCGCTCTACGAGTTCTGCCTTAACAGACTCAAGATGCTCGGTCAGTTGAGCTTCGTACTCAGCAGCCATTGCTTCTTGGACTTCGTTTACCTTAGCGGTAACGACAGCCTCGAAGATGGTGCGAGCTTTATCTTGGAATTCTTCGGAGAGTTCTTCACCGCCGAAAAGGGCAGCAAGATCTTCTTCGATGTCAACGGTAGGAGCTTCGGTCTCTTCGACTTCTTGCTCAGCAACAACTTCCTGCTCGTCCTCAAGTTCTACTTGATCACCAGCAGAGAGAGATTGCATAGCGTCGGCTTTGCCAGCGCCACGGTTGACAACATCTTTAACAGTTTTGACTTTGGGTTCTGCGAGTTTAGCAGAATTATCGTCGGGCTTGTAGTTCTCGGGGGTAGGGCCGCCGAGATCCTCATAGGAACCACCCGAGAGACTTTCGGCTCCCATAGCAGCACTCGCACCCCTTGTTACAGGATTTTCCATTTCTTGTAATTCCTTAGCGGACATTAGTGAACTCTCCGATTAAATCGTTGATATAATCTATATTTATTTATAAATTAGAGGCTTGAAAGGAACTTATTGAACAGCGCCAACTTGTTTTCCTCAAGTGCTCTTTGATCTACAAGGGTATTAATTTGCTTGTAAGTCTTTTCTACGAGTCTTTCTCTGACGATTCCGCCTTCCATGACCCAATCTTTTCCTTCCATGATTCCCTCAACAAATGCATCAGGAGCGGAAGGATCTGCTACAATATCAGCAGCAGTAGCGAGCATAAAGTCGTCAGAAACAATCTTTACACCCTCGTTATTCATGGTCAATGTACCAAGACCACGAGAAGAAACACCGAGTTTTACTCCATCTTCAACTAGAGCGGAAGCAATCTTACCCATTGGTGTGGACAGAATTTTTGCCTTACCAATGAAGTTGCTGCCATTTTCTCTAAGAGAAATAATCTTATGAGAAACTCTATCGAGATTAAGAGTAGGTCCATCGGGGTGACCGAGTTCACCGAGAGCTCTGCCTTTGGCGACAAAGTTTTCGTTGTAACGACAAACTTCTCTTCGAAGAGTTTCCATGGGATACATCCGACCATTACGGTTCTTGATGTCTCCTTGCAGGAATACACCTTCGATAAACATTGACTTCTTACCGTTGCGTTCTTCAACGATAAGTTCGACCTGTTCGATTTCTTCCGTGATCAGTTTCATTTGTTTAACCTGTGAATCCTACTTTTGCAAGTCTAACGAGTCCGCCAGTACTATGAATAAGGTCAGATGCCTTCTTTTCAATTAACTCAGTGGTGTTATTCAGCATAGTGATAGATCCAATTCCTGCAAAGGAAGAATCTTGAAGAATAACTTGAACTGCACCGCCAGATGCATTTACTACTCTGACAACAGTGGCATTGCCAACTGTAGTACTATTACCAGCGCCAGCGGCAACGGCAATTTCGTCACCTAAAACGAGGAGTCTAGACATTATTCTTGGTCCTGTGTTTCTTGATCAGATGCACCAAAAAGACTTGTAGCAGTTGTAGGACGCATTGCGTCTACTCTTGCCGCAGATTTTTGGTAAAGAAGGTCCTTGATTTGATCACTGATATCAACTGCAGACGAGTCCGTCGCAATCATATTGATTAGTTCTTCCATTGATATAAGTCAGAGGTATAAACTTATTTATCAGATCTCCCCTTCTGATTCCTTTGGTTGCTGCGCAGCTGGTGCGGAAGCAGGAGGTGCAGCGTTAGGATCTTGTCCTTGCATCATTGGATCTGCAGCTGACATTGCTTCCATTTCAAGCATTTGTTGATTGGGATCAGGGATTACTCCCCTTGCAATTTCGTCTTCAATCTGCGCGTCGATCTCAACAATTTCTTGATCTCTTTGACGCAGAACTTGGCGTCTTACATACTCGGTAGAGTAGTAACGACCAACATAAGGTTCGACTTGCATCAGGAGAGCTAAGCGACCCTCAAGCAATTCTTTATCCTTAAGTTCTGCAAAGTGGTTGTCATATAAGAAGTCGAACTGAATATGCTCAGACATTACTTCCCAATCTTGAGGAGTAACAATATTCTTCAAAAGAAGTTGTGTCTTGAGCATATCCAAGAACATTGCACTGAAACGCTTACGGAGACGACCAACAAACTTACTAAATTTGAGTTCGTCGCGTAAGATTTCAGAAGATCTACCTAGGTTGAATCCATCGCCAGAACCAGCGATTCTAGATTCGGGCACTGCTAGGGATCTATAGAGTTTCTTCTGGAAATATTCAATATCCGAAAGTTCTCCGAGGTTTTGCCCGCCAGGGAGGGTAGAAATTTCTGTACCGCGCCCTCCCTCGCGGCGAGGAAGCCAGAAGTCTTCCAACATACTCATCATCTTTTTGTCGTCACGAATCTCACCGCTGTTGGAATCA